TTAAGTGACGTACATTCCTCTATGCATGGACTCGCAGCGATTCATCACAAGCCTCGCGTTAATAGGTATAAAATTACGAGGGAAGTTTATGATAATCGTCTCATGATGAACGGCTCTGGACACGTTTTCGAAAGAAAACACACCATTGCACGCCATTATAGAGCGACCATTCGTAGCCAACCGAGTTTTACAACCCTGTTACATCTCAATGATCCATTGTCCGTTCTGTGGGAAGTCACACCCTGGTCGTTTGTTGCTGATTGGTTTCTACCAATTGGTGACTACCTAGGTGCTGTTGATGTCTTTCGGAACTTTGACTTTGAATCAATATGGTACACTGAAGTCGATAGACGAGAAGATCGTTATAAAGATAGTGGTGCCTCCTTTGTTGAAATTGAAGGAACACCAAATTACTATTATAAAATTGATCAAGTTTCTCGTCGCTCCAGTGCATTGAGTGCTGCTATGTTACCTTTTCCTACGTTCAAACCTTTGAAGCAGGCTCTTATGCCTGAACATTTGGTAAATGCGTTTGCGTTGTTAACTAGTAACACATCGCGATTTAGAAAGCAACTAAAGTTTTAGGACGTTTTGTTCTTGGTCCTGAGACTCTTCTTTAACACTATTAATGAGGTTTATAAATGGCTGCGTTAGCATCATTTACAATTGCAGATTTCGCTACGGTGAATCATACATACACACCAGTATCCCATAGTCCCACTAATGCTACTTTCCGCGAAACCGGGCTCTCTTCGAGTCTAGCTGCGGGGGTAATTTCATTAGATAAATTACGGGTCAAAGGAAATGGCGGTATGGAGAAGTATCGTGTGAAACTCTACCAACCAGTGCTCGAAGCCGATCTGGCTGCGAACGCGGAAGGTTATACTGCGGCTCCAAAAGTGGCTTATTCGCTTAATCTTTCTTGCGAATTTACAGCTCCCTTAAGGGCTACAGAAGCACAGAGAAAGGACGTTATTGCTTTAGGCAAATCAGCTTTAGGCTCTAACATAACCGTTATCTATGATGCTTTAGTCTCTGGCATAATGCCATACTAAACTCTATGATTCTCTTAACTATACCACTAATAATAACGTGGAGAAGTATATGTGTAACAATAACCACATTCGTAAGTTCTACGACCTCTGGAAAAAGAGAGATGACGCGTCTCTGACGTTTCGTCTTGCCTTTTATTGTGCCGAACGTAGTGGCATCTATTGTGAGCGTTTATGCGACATGGTCGCCGCTCGAGATGTACTAGGTCTCTGCACCTTCGATATAGATTATTCGGATCCATTGAATAATATTCGTGATCTTCAGTATGCTCGTCAATGTCTTGCTTTTTTTAGTAAAGACTCTGATTTGCGACTGAAAGATACCGAACGTGCGATGTATTGCACCTTTCTCGAAGCCGAGATGAAGAATCGTCAAACAAATAAGAGATGGTCACTTTTGTATGAGACAGGGAATTTATTCCACTGCGAGGACGGGTTTGTTGATTCCGTCGCTCGGAAAATTTCTCATATTTTAGGTGACTGTCCCAGTTTGCTTGATTGTGATTTCGCATTCGGTCCTGGTTCGAGTACTACTGTACGTAAACAAACGTCTGCACGTCATAAATTAGACGCCAGACCCACATGTTCTGCAGAGATGGTTGATATGATCGAATTGTATCGCCACATAGACACTCCAGCTTATTGGGAAGCTCACGCTAACCAGTTTGACGTTGTGCCCGGAGAACTCTCTTCAGTGCCTAAAAATGCACTTACAGAACGGTCTATCTTAATTGAGCCAACTTTATCTACGCCTTACCAAAAGGCGGTTGGTTCCGAGATGAAAAAACGTTTGCTAGTATTTGGTTGCAATCTTTATGACCAAAGGCAAAATCAGGAGCTGGCCCTTTTAGGGTCGATCACTGATGAAATCGTTACCGTTGATGTGAGAAATGCAAGTAATACCATGGCTTTGCTGCCTGTATATCATAGTTTTGCCTATTGTCCTGAATGGTTCTCGTTATTAGAGGGTCTTCGGACAGGTGAAGCAAAGTATAAAGGTAAGCTCAGGAAGTTAGAGATGTTCTCCTCAATGGGGAACGGATTTACTTTCGAGTTAGAAAGTTTACTCTTCTACGCAATTGCCATGACTGTTTGCGAACGCGTTGGGGCTGATACTAAATTAGTATCAGTTTATGGTGATGATATCATCATACCTACAAGTTGTTACACTATGCTTGTTACGGCCCTCCAGTTCTTTGGTTTTGAGTTAAATAAATCGAAATCATACGCGAGTGGACCTTTTAGGGAATCTTGCGGCGCAGACTATTACTTAGGCGAACAAATACGACCTTTCTATAAGAAGGATCGTTGGACAGATGCCCGCATCGTAGGTTTTTTGAACTACGATTATCGAAACTTCAGGTTAATTCCTGAAGACATACGATGTCAACTTAGGCACACGTTAGAATCCGACGTAAAAGTTGGACCTGATGGCTTAGGTGACGGACATTTGATAGTCGACGACCTTAGATTCGAAGATCTCACTGAAGCGAAGCGCCAAATAAGAAACAGGTTCAAACCTGGGCGTCAGCAACATGATCTCGACGGTTGGTTTATCACGACATATGCGAAAGTACCCGAAAGGGACATGCATCCGTTGGCGATAGGTGACCGCTTATATCCCTTATATAATATATATAGGAAACCATCGCTCATTTCCATTGAGCATAATTATTCCGCACTTGCGACTATAAACGGTAACGAACTGCTTTGGGATTTGACAAAAGAAATATTAGTCAATCCAGATTGCATTTGTTCCGCTTACGGTCCAGTGGACCCTGATTTAGAAGATGATCCGTATGTATTACGTGGTGGATGGCGATCGAAAGCCGTTCGTATTTACATGTTTAAGGGTAGTATCCCATTCGTGGGCTAGTGCTATCTGTTATAGAGTGATTTTTTTGGGTTATTATTACCCCACTCCTAACACAAAAATCCCGGTAGCCCGGGTGACGGGGAACCCAATACGGTGTTCTGTATTGTATGTTCCGTTTAAAAGACCAAG